TTTGCATTTTTTAAGGATAGGCAATGTACTCCCACCACTCGATCAGTAACATCAAAAACCGCAAGCAGAGCTATTCCAAAATCGTGGTCGTGAGTTGTTGGTCGGATCTCGGTAATAATATCACCAACTGACGCACGCTCCACTACATAATAATGCGAGTCCGTGTGAGTTACACCTCCTGATTCTTCGATTACTGCCGATAGCAGGAACATCTTGCGCTGACCTTCAACAAGGTCAAACGGGCTGCGTGAGTAGTCGAGCAGGGCGTATGCTGCCGCCTCGCTTACGCCTTCCTCCGTAAGTTCAGCATCGAATAAGAACACTTGGTTTGGTTGTGTGCTGGTCGGTTGCTCTGGCTCAAGGGAAACTGTTGCCGTGTGGCGCATCGCTTGAAGGTCATCCTTTAACGATAGCAATTTAGAGGTGCGCCAGTAACAAGTGCTATTTGTAGAGTTCCATCGGTAGCCGTAGTATTCGCAGCAGCTCTGTGTAGTTAACCCTCCGACACTCCCGTCATAGTTCATTATTGTAGGTAGGTCGGTACAGATGATGCCGTTCGCAAACGAGGCACGGAATAGTTCAATCGTTCCTGTGCGCTTCTCGGGGTCGTATCCTGTCAGCTTGTTGATACGCCAGTATTCTTGGTCGAGGTAGATTTGGGTGTTCAAGTCGAGGTTGTATACCTCCGATGGTTCAAGCACCACTTGAGCCGTAAGCATCACCGCATCCGATGCGTAAATCTCCGTTAGATAGGTAGCCCAGAACTCCGTGAACAAATTGTAAGGAGGTGGGATGCGGTTGTCCAAGACCGCCTGCCCAAAGGTGAGGGTGATGTCTTTGGTATAGCCCTCCGTGTATACCCCGAATTTTGGGTATTCGTACAGTTGCAGAAAGGTCGTAGTCGACTGGTCAATGACCGAATACCGAACGCACTCACGCTTACCCTGATACCACATCAATCGGGGCAAACTATCGATGGCCTTTCCTTCAAGGTCAAATAGCTGCAATATCTCCAGATTAGCGGTGTTATTCAGTCGGTTATACAGGGAAGACACAAAGGGAACCTCTACGCTGAACTCGCCCTGTGCGAACTCGTTTGCGGTGTCTGCTATTTGCAGCGTTCCGTGCGAGTAGCCAAAGGAGTTTTTGAATGCCTGCTCGATGATAGCCCCTCCCTCTTGGAAGGTGAAGTTAATTGAACGGCCTTGCAGGTCGGTGGTCGGTTGGATGGTGATTGGTTGGCTGATGTCGACCTTGTACGTCCAGTCCTTTACTGCTCCAGATGCAATCCACGTCTGATAGTCGTACACGTTGAGCGTGTTTGGCGTATCTCGATCGGGGATGATGACAAGGTTAAACAGTTTTGCTACCCCTGCAATGAAGTCACGCTGCTTCATCTTGGGCATCAAGTCCGTCATTGATACCGTCAATCCAACGGGGGAAGACGGAGCGGAGATACACGTCCAAGTGTAGGTTAGAATATCTCTTGTATTGGTAACCCCTAATGCTCCGTTGTGAGCAGCATACAAAGTGACCTCATCACCTGCGGCCAAGTTTAAGGTGAAGTCCACCGAGAAGTCAGTATTCGCAGTGACCCAATAACTCGGCCCAACTACCCCATTGATGCGTGGCTGTATTCGCAGGTTGAAATTACCATCAAGGGTACCTGCAAAATTGAACTGATATGCGCCTCTTGAGTTTGCCGTGTAGGTATCGGAGGCAAAGTTCCCTCCGTTGTCATATACCTCGGAGGAGAAAGTTACTTGAGTTGGAGCGACTGCGTTACCGTTACTTATTTGAAGGTCATCACCCGTCACTTGGAATAGGCGAGAATTGAATGCCTCCTCGTTGGGAACGATAGCATCATTCGTCCAAAGGAGCATATAAAGTTCAGTAAGGTACTCGGATGTCCAAAAGCCCGTGTTGTTGATGGTGTACCCAGCCGACTCGAATATCTGCTCAATGAGATACTTGACTTTGATATGCGGGTAGAAGTTGGTCTCTACAAGCGGTTTTAAGGGGTTCTGCGGAGCGAACACCGAATCCGTGGCGAATCCCTTTGCGTCCACCATTCCGTAAGTTATGGCGTCTCCGATAGGCGTCACCCACGAATCGTAGATATTGTCCCAGTTAAATACGTGGGAAAGGGCATCAAGATTCAACTCACTCAACTCGCTTTCTCCAAGCGTGCGGGCAATGCCGCCCACCTCTCCAGCCACCAATACCTCGTACCCCTTAATCATCCCATCTTGGATGGTCACGTTCAGCAGTTGGATGTACCCATCTAAAAGAGCAACCCCGTCCGAGAACAGGGTGACTTGCTGCTTGGAGTAGGCGTTGTACCCTCCCTGTATGTTAACGTCGTAGTAGTGCTTGAAGAAAGCATTATTGGCGTCTGTTGCTGGGAGGTTAAAGTTCTGCGTAATCGGGGAGAAGATGACCGCAGGGTCACGCAAATCAGCCACGTTGTAGTCAAGCGAGATTGACTCGTCGCCGTAGGTGTCAAGGTAGCCCGTGCTGGTTTGGATTTTTAGAGCCATAACTTGTTCTTGACTGGGTTTGCGTATTCCAAAGTGAAGGTGTACTGCACGAGGTTGTCATTCACGGAGGTCTTGTAGGTGACCTGCGTGTCCTTCAAAATTACGGCTTGCTCCTGCTCCACCAACTGCAACGTGGAGGAAAGCATCATATCTTTTACCATCTCGTTCATCCCTTCCGAAATGAATCCCGTGTTCACAATCAGCTGCTCTTGGCCTTGCGTGTTGAAGTATTGCTTTGACGCTGCGTATGAGGGTATTGAGGCGGTTCCTGCTGAACGAGTAATAACATTTGCGGTATAGGTATCTCGCTCGATATTGATGCTCTCCACGGACTTCTTTTGCACGAGCAAATAATCCCACGCCCCGTACCTATTTTGGAAGGCAATAGTAAGCGGGGTGTAGCGTGGCTCGCATTGAACCTCAAACTTGTAGGTGCTTTGGATTCCTGCCAGTTCAATGAGTGCTGCTTGTAAGCAGGCAAGCCCCTCGCATACGCCGCCATCAGCAAGTACACGGGTCTCGTATGCCGCAGCGTAGCCCTGTTGGAAGTCAATCGTATACCATTGCAGGTTCGCAACGTCCTCTGGTTTTCGGTCAATAGCAGAAGCGTTTAGGTTGGTGATTCCAATAGGAATAAACCACATCCAGTTCTGCGAGTTGTTGCCTCCCGTCACGGACAAGGTAGAGAACAATAGCGTCCCGTAGGTGCCGTCCGAGTAGTTTACTTGTATGCGGTCTGGCGGCGGAGTAGAGCCGAGCATCACTCCAAGCGTCATCTGCTGCTCCTCCCAGATAGGAACCCAAGAAGGGGACTGCGGCATCGAGGTCAGTATGCCTCCCGTTTGCGTTTCAAGATTCACATTCAGTCCATCACTCACCTCACTCCATCCATCGTATGCACGAATGCTGCTCGATGTAGCCAGCACGCCAGAAAGTCCACCGCTATTGGTGTACTCACGAAACTTCACCTGCACGTTCACGACAGAGGCCACGTTGTTCTGTGCCGTGCCGTCATCGTGGGCTATCGTGGTAGCAGATAGGTACTGGTCAACCACGTTCCGAATATCCAAGTACCCATAACGAGCGGAAACGGGATCGGGGCGCAGCTTGAAGCGGTACGTGTAACTCGCAGGAACGGATGCAATGGAACCCGTCCACACGAATACGTCTGCGATGTAGGCAAAGCCCGTAGATGCGTATGCCGTAGAGTCCAGTCCGTACACCATAGGTGAACTGCCGAAGGCGTAGGCGGGTGGTTGTTGTACTATAGTGATGGCCATTACTTATATTTTTTGTTCAATTCGTTTATGGTAAATTCAAGGAACTGCATCACGTCAAGCTCGTACGCTTGGCGTATCTCATCTGGCAGTTTCTCGTACCCCAACTGAAAGGGGCGGGAGTAGAAGTAGGTGGGGTCGATTCCTTTGTTCTTGATTTTAAGCATCACCATACTGGCGGTCTCCGAGTAGGATAGGAACTTCTTTGTCTTGGTGTCCTTGAACTGAATCTTTCGCCGTGCTACCCAAGCATAGATTGGCCCGAACGGGGGCATCTTGCCCTTCTTACGTCCCTTATCTACCCACTCCCCGTACTCCGCCATCAAGAAGTCGAACTCAATAGAGCGGGGATTCACCTTCGTTTCGTAGGCAAGGGAGTTGTACAGGTTTTTTGTGACGTTCTTTTTCTGCTTGGTTAGGTTCGCCCGAGATTGCTGCACGAGGTACTTCCCAAATTTGTCAAGGGCAAACTTGGTATTCTCGGCTTTCTTCAAATCTGGTTTACCCGAGGCCATCAGCAGATGATTGTCGGGTTCGGGGTCATAATCTGGAGGGTGAACTTCCACCCGCAAAGGGTGTTCTCGTAGTCCTCATCGATGGGCTCGCATACGGGGTCATTCACCAACTCAAAGCCATCGGAATACAAAGCACCCCTGCGGAGTGATGCAATCATTTGCTGCGCTGAAAATAGCGCACGATGGTAGATGTCCTGCTTAATCGCCACCCCTTGAAAGGAGTACGGGTCGACGTTCGGGTCTTGCTTGGAATAGTCCACCACGTCCATCACCAGCAGGTCAACCTCATAGGTGACCGTCCGTTCGCTGACGGTGGCGTTCCCCACCAAGATATGACAGAGCGGGAACAGGGTCATCTTACGCATATCCACGTCAAAGATGTTTCCCCAAGTGGTGGTGGTAATATAATCAGCCGAGGTTGCTGCCGATTGCAACGCCTCGCAGAGTTGATAGTATCCGTACTTCATATATATAAAACCCCTTAACGGCTTTGCTGCCGCATCAGAGCTTGGTCGACCCTTGACTTGTCAACTTCGTAAGCAAGCCAAGTAAGGCATTGGTTTAGCGGGAGATTCGTGACGGCCTCACTATTGAGTACATTTCCGCCAGCAAGTTGATGGATGACTGCAAACCATCCCCATTTTTTAGAGAACTGGGATTTGATGTCCGCAGCTCTTTGGTCGCTGGGTTCGGACTCGAAGACAGTAGGGTACCTATCTGTAATGAGAGTTGCAAACGAGTAAAAAAAAGACGACACCCCTCCACGATGTCCATTGTTACATTCTCGAATGCTGCTCCGTCGTGCTTCGCTGGGTTGTACGCCTCGATCTCGTAGCGGCCTGCCGCCTTCTGGGTGATTGGGCGGTACATCACACCAAGCCATTTGGTGGCGTTCTTGATGGAGTCCTTGAGGTATTCCTGTGCATCGATGAACTCGCCCGTGGTGATGTCCTCCAAGTTAGGATGGAAGCCGTACTCCACGTCCCCGATTTTGATGATTCGCTTGAGGTCTGGTTTCTCGTTCAAGGTGAACAGAACAAGGGCTTCAATCTCCTCCAGTTGCGCTTTGGGGAATAGCGGGTACTCCTCCGCATCAATTCCGCAGAAGATAGACAGAGCGAGTTGGTTGAAGGTTTCATCCGTGGGGTTTGCCCCCATAAAACGCTGGTAGTCCTTGAGCGTGATGTCAGCCAGCTCTGTGGGTACGATTACTTTACGAAGCATTCCTGTCGGGTGTTATTGATATTCTCGATGTCAAAGAATTGCACGTCGTGGTACAGGTTTTCTGCCAGCTCCTGCGCTTTCTCTTTTGTAACGGACGCAAGGGCTTCTCTCCAGTCAGATGGGGTACGGCAGAGGATTGAATTGCTATCGTTCAAGAGGGGCGTATACGGGTGCATCTTTTGTGCGATGATGCAGGTCTTGGTGAATCCTGCCTCCAACGCTTTGAGGTTGGACTTGCAACGGTTGAACTCCGTTGGTGCGAGTGGTGCTATTGATACATCCACCTGCCTGTAAAGTTCCCCGTAGTTGTTATAGTCACGAGGCGCAAAGGCGTGAGTGGCTCCGATTGCCTGCTGATAAAATTGAAGCGAATACGAGTTGTACGGGGAAAGGTCAATCTCGTTCCATTCAAGGTCGTAGTCGTGGTATAACGCACCGAGGTACCCGATGCTTAACTCCTCCGTGGTCTTGTCCGTTGTCCATTGCTCCCGCCGTGGGTCGATCGCATTCGGCAGAATGTAGATGGGGACGTATGGGTTTATCTTCTGAATCTTCTCGGCGAGGTACTCGTTCGTGGTGTGAATCTCGTCCGCTATTTTAAGCGAGTTGAGAATCTGCGTTCCCTTTGCAAGTGACTTGTTCACGTGGTCGGTTGGTAGGTTCCACCAATCGTCCAAGTCCACGATGAACTTGATGTCGTACTTCCGCAGCAGGGCTTTGAACTTGTTGTGGTCTTTGGTAGCCAAGCCACGGTTCACCACGAGGTGCGTGATATGCCCCTTCAGTTGGTCGAGGTCGGCTATCGTGCCGAACTTCACTGCGAACCCACGCATCAGTAAGTCCTCGTAAGGAACTTGGAGTCGGTGGTAAAAAACTCCGTTGGGTTGTCCTACTACTAATATCATCTCAAAGAATATCTGCCAAAGTTAGGGTTTGCCTTCTTATTAAATACGGCATATCTCGCAGCATCACAGGCGTGGTTGAAAGCGTCCATCGGTTTGTTCAATAGGTTGCCGTTTTTATCCTCTGCCCATTTGTAATTCTGCAGCTCTTTGATTAGGTTGCTGCTCCGTGGGGTAGCCAGTAGGCGAAACCGCTTCATCATATCAATGCCCGCCATTACCGAATCTGGGCCTTTGGCGGTGGGCTTCACGTTCCAGCCGAATCGGTGCAACTCCTCAATGGATTTAGGTTCAGCACTATCGGCAAAGATTTCCGCATACCTACTGATGCCGAGGTCGGTCAGGACGTTGTGGATGTCCCTGTTCGTCATCCCCGTGCGGTAGATGAGTTCGTCCATATAAAGAGCGTCCCCGTACTCGTAGACACCCACGAGGGAGGTTGGGTCGTTTGTGTAACCGAAGTCCATTCCATATGCCAGTAGTTTTGCTTCTTTTGGGATGTCGCTTGTTGAGAAGGAGAATACTGCTGCTCGGTTGCTGCCCCGTTCGCCAAGACCGTACACCCGCCAGTAGTCCTCGTCCGTAAACTGGAGGCGTTCGATTTCGTCAATGATGACGGCATCCAGAAAGGGATTGTCCTTGTAGGTGGTCTGATAAAAGTCGCAGTCATCCCGAGTCAGCACCTTGTCGTAAATCCAATGGAAGGAATCCGATGGGTTGTAGTCCAGAATGATTTTGCCGTCCGTTCGGAATACGAGCTGCTGCCAGTCCTCAAAAAAAAGTTGATTCGCCTCGTTGATGTACAGAAGGTTGCGCTTGCGCCCCCGTATCTTTTGCGGTTCATCAAGGGAAATGAACTCAATTAGATTCCCGTTCAACCTGTATTCGTGACTGGACATATTGTGGTTCTCCTCTCGATACAGGTCGTGCGCCCGTAGGATGTCGATGAAGTCCCGCATAACGGAAGCCCGCAAGGACGGGAATGTCTTACGGCAAATAGTGATGACCTTGCCCTCGTTCTGGGAGCAGTAATAGAAAATCACCCAGAGCAGGATGTTATATGTCTTCCCGCTCCGAGTGCCTCCCTGCTCTACTGTGATTCGCTTGTCGCTCCGCAGTAGGTGGTCAAATACCTTATTCGTTCGTATCGCCCCCAAGAACTTCGATTTGGAACATCTTTCCGTTTACGGCTTCTACCTCTTGGCGTTCAACGTACCCACGCTTCTTCCCTTTGGTTTTAAGAAAGAAGATTGTTGCGGTTGAGTTGCCGTCCTTTATCTGCTTGTGCAGTTGGCTCTCTGCGAAGTCAAGGGCAACGTCTGATAATTCTTGGACTGCTGCTTTGTACTCTGGGTCGCTATCCATCCAAAGGTAATGCGTAGTTCTGCCAATGCCTACCGTCTTGCAAGCCGAGGTTACAACTCCGAGGGATTTTTCCAATGCATCGAGCATTGCCTTTTTATGCTGTTCAGTCCTGTCCATATAACTTTCCGTTTATTTTGATTTCAAGGGATGGGTCAAGCTTGTGCATTCGGTCTATTATGACTTGGCAATACTTCGGGTCAAGTTCCATACCATAGCATTTGCGGTTGAGTTGGTGTGCTGCTACCATTGTGGTACCGCTACCCAAAAAAGAATCATATATTATTGAGTTTTGATGACTCAAGTTTGATAAATAATGACTTGCAAGTGGTACTGGAAACGTTGCACCGTGCGCACCTTCAGTATGTGAATTGTTCCCAACTGCCGAGGTGTACACATTACTCATCTTGCCCCTATCAAAGTTTGCAGTACGAATGCTTCTCTTTGGATTTTCCTTGCTATCAAATAGATATATAAATTCAAATGCACTACTTACAACCTTTTCAGCCATCGCTGGCGCAGGGTTTGTTTTATTCCATATTAAAACATCAATAAAATGATTTTTAAAATGACTCAACCACTCTATGATTGATACTTTATTGTTTGTCAGTGATTGGATGTTTACTGCTTGTACATCCGAATATATCATTGACGTAGAGTGAAATTCTTTTAAGAGTGTTAGATAATCTTCTTCACTTTGGTCATCCTCATAAACATCGTAAGCATTATCCTTGCCCTTAAATGCACCATTCCTTAATCCAACACTTTTTCCTAAATTATACGGAGGTGAAGTAAATAATAATTCTGCCTTCTCCCCATTCATAAGCCGAGCTACTGCATCTGAATCGGTAGAGTCCCCACATAGCAGTCGGTGCTGGCCTATCTCGATAAGGTCGCCAATTACTATATCTGTTTTTATTTCGGATGGTGCTTCGTAGTCATCCTCCTCCGCTTCCAGTACGGGCGTGTTGTCAAATGGTAATTCAAGACCCCAGTCCTGCAATAACTCGGCATCCCATTCATTTGCCAGAATATCCCAGTCCCACTCACCGAAGCCCACGTTATCTTTGATTATGAATTCCGCCTGTTGCTCTGGCGTTAGTTGGTCGGCAATAACAATGGGCACCTCTGTAAGCCCAGCGGCCTTGCACGCCTTTAAGCGCATATTACCTCCGAGTACAACCATATCCGCATCCACAACAATAGGACGCAGGTTTAGCATTTCGGGGAACTCCTGTATTGACTTTACCAGCTTCTTGAACTTGTCATCCTTGATAATGCGGGGGTTGCTCGTATTCGGCAACACCTTTTCAATTTTAACGATTTCAGTATTCATTCTCCAATGATATTGAGTTGGTTTGTAGGATGTTGCGGAATACGGATTGCGCTTGCTTCCAAAGAATCAGCTCGTACTCGTGCTTGGATTCCTGTACCATTGTATGAAGGAACATTTCGGTCTCCCAAAGTGAGTTCCAAGCGTCCTCCGATCGTACCGCTCTCTTGAAGACGGTCTCTTGCTCTGGTGTCTCCACCTTGTAGGTTAGTGTTGCTTTCATTTTAAGTAGTTGTAATATGAAATGCTTTCGTTTATTACTTGAATCTCGCTCGCTTTTTGTGCTGCTTCCATAGCAAAGATACCATCTGCCTCGTATACGTTGGTGAATTTCAGTTGCTTGGCGATTTTGTATTTCACCATAAAGGAAGCCATATCAATGTTCCCAATCTTTGGCTGGGCTGTTGCTCGGAGTCGGAGTGAGCCGTCCTTGTTCTCCTGCCCCCACGTTACCATATCTGCGGTCGCTCCTTTGACGTGTTCGTGCCAGTTGGGGTGGATGAGGTTGTCATCGTCTAAAAAGAGGATGTAATCGTCTGGCTTGGCCTTGAATCGGGAGAGCATTTCGTTTCTTATGGGGTGACCCCAATGTCCCGTAAATTCAGAGGTATACCATTTGCCTCTTGATTCCACGCCTGTTGCTCTGTCGAAGGCAACCTTCCAACTGCACCTTGGTGGGATGCTGGGGGCAATCATCACAAGGTTCATCGGGCGTGAGCAGGGCGTGAGGATGTGTATCATTTGAGGCGGATGTAGTTCACGCACTCATTGAAGGCCTCATCGTTCATCTCCTCGCTCTGGAACTCCAAAAAGAAGTCCTTGCCCTTTCGCCTGTACACCTCGTAATGATGCAGCATAATGCCCGCCATCGATACATTGATTCGCATTATGTAGTAGGAACCGATGACCGTGTCAAGGGAGAATCCGTGATAGGTACTGTAGGTGGATTTCATATAGGTACTCTTTTGAAAGTTTAGTGCCAAAGTCGGCTTCGTGGTGACAGGGGCGGCATACCGCCATAAGATTCTCGATTGTGTCTCGACTCTTGCTCCCTCCCATCCCTCGGGGTTGAATGTGGTGGATGTCAACCGCACGGCCTCCACACACCTCGCAAGGCACGAACTCCACGGGCGATAGCCCTGTGGCTTCAAAGTAGACCTTCTTGTGCTTGACCATATCGTTCACCTAAATAAACCGCTCCGAGGACTTTTGTGATGCGGAACTCCGTTGCCGCCTGTAATTCGTAGCGGGATTTGATTTGCTCAATGCACTCCTCGTCTGTAACTACCAATCGGTACTGCTCCCATCGGGAGGAAGCCCAGACCTTTTTTGTGTGCTTCTTTTTGCTCTTGGTGTAACTGACCTCCAAGTCAAGCATCCAAATTGCGTTACTCATTTTCGGCTCTTGCTATTTCTGATGCCTTGTCCTCGTACCATTGTGCTTTGAGGATGTCCTGCTCGATGGGGTTGTTCGGTTTGCGTCCTGCTCGCATTCGGTACTTAAAGGCGTTGATTTCACAATAGGCGATGAAGGCCGCTGGCCCCCAGATGTCCAGCATCATTTCCCACACTTCCTTGTTGTTCTGCTTGTAGTGATCGGGTCGTACCTCGCTCATTTTACTTTTTGGAATTAATTAACGGGGCTTTTTTGGAAACCTTCATATTGTCAAGCAATGCAAAAGATACATTCGGAGTTCTTGCCCAGTCATCGTTATTGTCAATTGGCCTATCGGCTGGTACCAAATCCTGCGATGCGTAAACCATTACATTTTTTAGACCGTGCTTTTCAATTAACTCATCCTGCCTACCGCCATAACTTGCCGTTAGTGTTAGATTTTTAGGGATGTCATTAATTCTGTTCACCCAGTATTGCAATGATTTGGTGTACGCCCAAAACTCAATATCTGGATTTGCATTTGCGAGGTCAACCCACATATCAAAGTATGCTTGATTAAAGAAGTCACCAGCTGCGTGGATGCGAATTGCTTTACAATCCTTTGGTATTTTCGGTATTCCTCCATTTTTTACAAGCTCAAAGTTTCTCCAACGATGCTCACGCACGGCGGGGAATCTTTCTGGAGAGGCAGCATAGCACCTATATTGCCCTTTTTTTACATCGAATTTACCCGTGGTTCGGTCAACCGTGACCTTGCACTCTAACGCAAACGGGCAAGTTGAACCAGTCGGAAGGTTCCATTCATATACTACATCAGAGTAGTACTTTTTATTCTTTAC